GCAGGAACACTAGGAAACAGTTTAAAAGTTTCTTTATGTCCTAACTCAACTGCCTTTGGACCACACTCACAAAGTGGTACTCTAACAAATGATTCTTCTGCTGCTATCGGAGATACAACGGTCACTATGGACGATGGATCTTTATTTCAAGTAGGCGACATACTAGAGTTTGGAGACGCAACATCTGTGCCTTCAGCTGATGGTGCACCTTCAGGATTTTACTATAAGATAACTGCAATTAACACTCATGTTCTAACAATCGCAAGATTTAATACTGCCACTGGTAAAACAGAAACAGGCGGATTAAGACACGCTCTTGTTGACAACTGTAAAGTCCTAAGACATTGGGAATATTACTTTCAATTTTCTGGACCACCTACAACAACTGATGATGTATCAGCTGCTGGCGGTTCAAATGATGAAATGCATATTGTCGTTATTGACGAAGATGGCTCAATCACAGGAACTGCAGGAGAAATACTAGAAACTTTTGAAGGAGTTTCACAGGCAAATGACGCTAAAGATAGTCAAGGTAA